AGCAACGGTTGTAGCCGTGGCGGCAGATAAAATCATTATGCCGTCCAACTCGTTGATGATGATCCACGACCCGGCTATCGGCCTTAGCGGATACTATCCTGCGGCAGAACTGTCGAAGTTGGTAGAAGCGCTGGCTACTATCAAAACAAGCATTATCGCTGCCTATCGCAAGCGTTGTAAGGTATCGGACGAAGAAATCGAAAAGATGATGACCAATGAAACCTGGATGGGCGCTACAGAATGTAAGGAAAACGGTTTTGCTGACGAGATCATAGGAGGAGTTGCTGCTGCGTTAAATGGCAATACTTTGGTTATCAATTCAGTGTCTTATGATTTGAACCGTTTTGCAAATAGTGAAGCGGCAAAAAATAAATTTAAACAAAGTGAGGTTAGAGATATGCCAAGTGGTAAATTAGAAAAGTTTCTTAATGCTTTAGGATTGCAGGAACTGTTGGAAGATACTCAGACATCGGTTCCTGTTGGAAATCAGACAACAGTAAATAATACGTCTTCGGCTTCAGCGTCTGATAATATCGAAGCGGTGGAGGCTGCAGTAGTTGCCGAGCGTCAACGTGTACTTGATTTAGAAGCACTTGATGATGGTCAAAATGCCGCGATTACTGCGATTATTAACGAGGCCAAGAAAAGTGGAAAAACTGTTGAGGAAGTAAAAAATTATGTAGAAGCGATTAAAAATGCTGCTCCAGCAGGTGCGGTGGCTAATGCTGCGCAGAATGTTGTAGCCACTATGGTAGCCGACAATAAAAACTCTGGTGTTGATGGCGTTGCTGCCAATCCTGCGGCCGATGAGGCAGCCGTAAGTGCAGCGGCAGATGCGAAAGCATTGGATAAGATGGCCAAGGTAATGAATAGTAAATTTGGAGGTGCGAAATAATGGAAATGATTTCCAACATGAACGGAACTCATTATGATGAGCTTATTGGTGGTACAGCGGTACCGGTACTTACTAAAAACGTAACTCTGAAAGGTGTTACGGCCAGCTATAAGCGGGGCACATTGTTAGCTTTAGTTGGCGGTAAATATGAGATTGTAGATAGCACAGCATCTGAAAGCGGAGCTGATAAAGCATCTGTGATCCTTGCCAATGACATTGTTTTATCCGGGACCGACGTTGTTACTACAGTTTATATCAGCGGTCAATTTAATCGTGAAAAACTTATTGTGGCACAAACATCTGACAATGCCACTGCTCATGAAGAAGAACTGCGTGCGGTCAATATCTATTTGACCAGCGTGAAATAAGGAGGATGAAGATAATGCCTATTAATATTGACAATACCAGAACTTTGCTGCAGGCGATTGAGCGCACCAATCCGCCGACTACGACTTTGATTGATACCTTTTTCCCTGCGGTTAAAACCTTTTTGACGAATACCGTAGATATGGAATACCGCAAAGGTGGTCGCAGAATGGCGCCGTTTGTGGTACCGGGCAGCAAGGGTGTAAATATGAGCCGTAACGGTTCGCAGATCAGGTCTTATAAAGCTCCGCTGATGCGCCCTAAACGGACTATCGAAGCGTCTGATATTGAGCGTCGTGGTTTTGGGGAAGATATCTACAGCACTCGCACTCTGGCAGAACGTGCGCAAGAATTGCGCGCTTATGACATGGCAGAATTGATTGATGCCTGCGTCCGTCGTCAGGAGTGGATGGCTGCACAGCTTTTGATCAACGGTGAATACGAATGCAAAGGCTATGCCGACGATGGTGAAACTGTTGTTGTTGATACGATCACATTTTCTGAATTTGACAATAAAACAACTTTGTCCGGATCGGACACATGGGATAATGCTTCTGCTAAAATTTATGATGTCATGGGTGACGCATCTCAGAAGATCCGCCGCAACGCTGGTATGATTCCTACAGTGGCCCTGTGTTCACAGAATGTAGTATCCTACCTGCTTAATAACGAACAGCTTTATAAATATTTGTTGGTGCCAAGCCGTGAAAATTTAGCACTGATGAGTATTCAGCCGAAGCTGGTACGACCGGAATTGCTGCGAGTTGGTTACATTGAATCCCTTAATCTGGAAATCTACGCTTATGACGGCGTGTACGAGGGGGATGACGGCAATCTTGCCCAGTATATCCCTGATGATCATATGATTATTGGTGTTCCTGGTCGTGGAAAACGTCTCTTTGGCGCAGTAACTCAGCTGGAGGACGATAAACAATTTCGCACCTATGAAGGCACTTACATTCCGAAAGTAACCGGCAATACCGAAAGCGATACGACTACTCTGGCTATGTCCAGCCGCTGCGTAGTATGTCCGGAGTTTTTGGATGATTGGGCGACTTTGAGAGTTAAATAAGGAGGTTTGTAAATGGAACAAGTATTGATAAAGAAATTTTCATTGCGCCGTAATGGAGTGGTTTATAAAGCAGGCACTATTATTGAACTGCCGAATAGCGAAGCTGATGCTTTAGTAAAAGAGGCTCCAAAAGAATTTGAAAAAGTTGCTGTTACCGTAATTTCCGATGCTGATGCAGGTAGCGATAATAGCGAAGAAAAAGCCTTGAAGGATTATTCGAATGAAGAACTTAAGGCTATGTGTAAAGCTCGCGAGATTGAAATTCCGAAAAACGTTAACAAAGCAAAACTCGTTGAGTTGCTTGAAGCAGTAAATAATGCTGAGGAGGGGGCTCTGCCTCCGGTAAATACAGCAGCAACGGTCAAATGAAAACCTTTCGTGAGCAGATAGCCGCAGATAATACTGCGGCTTTTATAAATTTTTTGGAATTTGCCGAGGAACATAATCTTAACGGAATTTTATGTGACGCAATCATACAGGATGTTTCTATTGCAGAAAGTTTATCAACAGGAAATGGAGCTGATCAAACTTATGCAGGGATCTATGGTAGTAGGCTGCAGATAAATTGCTTGGCAGAAGCTTTGCCTGAGCTTCCTGTGTATGGACAGCTTTTCGGCATTGATGATAAGCAGTATCTGGTTGAGAGCTGTGCTGATGATATGGGAATTCTGACTATACAATTGGTGGCGAATGACAGATGATATCTATTGATGCAAAGGAAATAGAGAAAGCGAAGAGTCTGCTTAAGAATTATCCTCAGCAAGTAAAAGCAGCTGCAGCGAGTGCAATAAACCGTACGTCTACAATGGTAAAGACTGAAGTATCTAAAACCATCAGAAAGAACTATCTTATATCAGCAAAAGATATAAAGTCTACTTTAAGTATTAAACGTGCTTCCAGGTCAAAGCTTACTGGGATGATCAGTTCTATAGGGCAAGCACCGTTGATCACTGCTTTTAGAGTACGGACATATAAGAAAGGGCCAGTAAGGGTACAAGTAATGAAAAAAAATAAACCCAAACCAGTTCTAGGTTTATTTATTGGTTCTTCATTGAAAGGCTATGTTGGAGCTATGCAGCGTAAAAATTTAAGTATGCGTTATCCTTTGCGCATACCTCATGGCCCCAGTGTCCCGCAGATGTTTTCAGCAGAAAGCTCAATGAGTGTGATTGCCCCGTTTGCAGAAAAAACATTGAATCAAAGATTTTTACATGAAGTTTCATACCGTTATGGGAAATTTGGAGGACGTTAATGACACAAGTCGAATTGATGGAAAATTTGGCAGCGTTTCTAAAAAATGTTGTCCTGGAATATGAATCTCAGCAATCTGATGGGACTTATTCTCCGATAAATGTTTATCCCGGATACCTGCCGGTGAAAACTAATGCCAAGGAAAGTGAATCATGTATTTATGTGCTGGTTCTTGAATGTGAAGATGGTGATGAGCAGAGTGCAGCAAAGGTTGAAATAGGATTTAGCATCATTGACGGTGATACTTCTGAGGGGTGGCGCAGCTTGTTTAATCTTATGGAACATGTACGTCAGGCTTTGCTTAAAAAGCGTACTGTAGCAAATAAGCATCGACTTATACTACCGATAAAGTCTAAAGTAGTAGAAGATCAACCATTCCCCCAGTGGCAGGGATTAATGACGGTTAGTTATACATTGGGTAAACCAGTAGAGGAGGAAATAAACTATGGCTATTAATAAGAAAAATGTCCAAGCAGTAAAAGCTGAGCGTTTTATTTATGTTGGTCCGTCTTACAAAAACGGAAAGTTATTGAAATATCAGGTCTTCATTGGCGGGTTACCAACTCATATTGATGATGTATTTGAAAAGTGTCCACAAATTAAAAAACTGTTTGTAGCTGTTTCAGAATTGCCAGAAGCTGAAAGGGCTATTGCAAAAGCGGGAACACCTATGAATAAATATTACCAAGCTGCTGTTTTGGCACAAAAGGAGGAATAAGAATATGGCTTATAAACATGGTGTATATACATCGGAGGTACCGACATCGATTGTTCCAGCAGTAAATTCTACTGCTGGTTTGCCGGTGATTTTTGGAACAGCGCCGATTCATCTGGCAAGTAACAGAGCTGAGGTCAATAAACCCATTTTATGTTATACATATGCAGAAGCGGTAGCGGCTATGGGATATAGTGAAGATTGGGAGAAATACACTCTTTGTGAAACTATTTATAGCCAATATTCGCTTTATGCAGTTTCACCGACAGTTTTTGTTAATGTTTTAGATCCCAAAAAACATAAAGCGACGGTCAGTGATAAAGAGGTTCAGTTCAGCAGTGAAAAAACTGTGATTGTAAATGATCCAGTCTTGCTTGAAACATTGAAAGTAAAAAAAGCATCTGCCGGACAACCGTTGACGGAAGGCGTTGACTATGAAGCTGCTTTTGACAGTGATGGGAATTTAGTAATTACTGCATTAAGTGGTGGGCAGCTTACAGACAGTGCTTTTTTGGACTATGAAAAAATTGATCCCTCAGCCGTGGATAAGGATGACATTATTGGTGGTATTGATATCAGTACGGGTGCATACACAGGTCTTGAGAATCTTTCAAAAGTATTTCCTCTGTATCGTTTAGTACCTGGTATGGTGCTTGCTCCTAGTTGGACACACGATCCAGAAGTGGCAGCTGTTATGACTGCCAAAGCAAGTACTATTAACGGTTTGTTTAAAGCTTCTGTTTTGGTAGATGTTCCGGCTGACACAGTAAGAAAATATACCGATGTTCCGGCTTGGAAAAATAATAACAATTATGTTGGAGTGGATCAAATAGTCTGCTGGCCAATGGTAAAACTTGGCGAGAAGAAATATCATCTTTCTACTGCGGTAATGGGTGCTATGGGCATTTTGGATGCAAAAAATGATGATATTCCCTATGAAAGTCCTTCAAATAAAAATATACAAATGGATGGTTTATGTTTGTCTGATGGAACTGAAGTGGTTTTGGATCTGGAACAAGCTAATTATCTTAATGGGCAGGGTGTAGTTACTGCTCTCAACTTTATCGGTGGATGGAAATTGTGGGGGAATCGTACTGGTTGTTATCCTGCAAATACAGATGTAAAAGATAATTTTATTTGTTTACGTCGTATGTTTAACTGGCATGCACAGACCTTTATTCAAAGTTATTGGTCTAAAGTAGATAACCCGATGAACAAACGACTTATTGATCTTGTCGTGGATAGCGAAAATATTCGCATTAATGGATTTGTTTCAAGAGGGTTCTTGCTTGGTGGAAAAATTGAATATTTGAAAGAGGAGAATCCAACAACAGATCAGATGGACGGTATTGTAAGATTCCATACTTATTTTACGCCGCCGGTGCCGGCACGTGTGATTGAAAATACGATCGAGTTTGATACGTCTTATCTTGAGACGTTGTTTGGTTAATGAGGAGGATGAAAGATGAGTAATAATGTTGTTCCGGAAAAGCTAATTAACTTTAGAGCCTATAATGACGGAAATGATCTTCTTGGCGTAACTGATGTCCAGCTACCGTCTTTGGATGCAATGACCGAAACAGTAAAGGGTGCTGGTATTGCCGGTGAGGTAGACAGTCCTGTTTTAGGGCACTTTGGAAGTATGGAAACTGTACTTAACTGGCGTACTATTTCTAAACCTGGAATGAACCTGGCATCTCAAAAGGGGGTTAGCTTAGACCTGCGCGGCGCGCAGCAGTTTTACGATCCTGAAAAAAGTGAGTACGTCGTAAAGGCTGTAAAATGCGTGATCCGCGGCGTGCCGAAAAAAACCGAACTTGGCAAATTAGACGTTGGAACGACTACCGGCTCCAGCAACACCATTGAAACTAATTATATTAAAGTGATTATTGCTGGCGAAACCGTGCTGGAAGTTGATAAATATAATTATATTTCTAATATTGGCGGCACCGATTATTTGGCTGATGTCCGCGAGGCTTTGGGTCTGAATTAAAAATTAAATAAAGGGGCGGCCGCAGAGTGGTGCCGCTTTTAAAATTTGGAGGTAAATGATGAAAGTAGATTATAAAAAACTTAAACAAGGATTGGGAGAACTAACGGGATATGATTTTGCGGCCGCAGAGCAGCAGGCAAGGATTCTTGGAGATGGTACCCCGGAAATTGTGTACTCTAAAACATTCCATGCTGTTATTGCGGCGAAGGTTTTAGGTGTCACAATTGATGATATTAAGGGTTTACCAATTAGGGAATATGTTGCAGTGACTTCTAATGTATCAGTTTTTTTAGTAGGCACTTTGACCGATCAAGCCCTGCAGGAGTTATCCGGGAAATAGCAGTATGCTTATTTGAATATGGTAGTGTTCATTTTTGGTTTAATCAACCAGTGAACGAATTAGAGAAATGGCTTGAAACAATAAGTGCCGTAAATAAAAAAGAAAGCCCACTGCATGAATAATGCTGTGGGCTTTTAACGTAAATATTCT